CCTCCGGGGTAACACCCGGAGGACCCTTTCGTCGCGAGAGCGACACCTGAGACTTCGAGAGAGGAGTTGTGTTTATGGTGATTATTCGACAGAAGACTGGGGCAAAGTACCCCGTCCAAAAATCGAAACCAGTTGTTTCAACAGTGCTAAATCTTGTCGGCGACAAGCAATATAACTCGTCGGGGACTTTGATCAGTACTGGTCCAACTAACACCGTTGAGGTGCTTCGTAGGACTGAAACAATTGCTTACTCTGGTGGCACTCCTGGGCATACTCGCCAGGGTGCAAACTTTTGTCAGCACACCAAATACACTAGACGCTACATTGGAGATACCAATGCCCCGGCGCAAATTAATACCTTGCCGCCGGGGGGACTTGCGCGTACTGAATATTATAGTACGCATAAGACTCTAGCAGAATCGAGACACACTTTAGGTGAGAGTGAGTTTAGGATGGCTACGGGCTTAACGCTCGGGCCAGCGCTCCTAAACAACAACGCTCTAGGTTGGATAAATCAAGCGGTAATCGACTTGACACCCGACCTCAAGAAATTCTCGCTGCCCAACGATATAATCGATTGGAGGCAGTTAGGAACACTTGTCACAAAGTGGAATCGTACTCACTCGCTGGTTACGAACTTGGCGAAGCAGTACATCGGATATAAGTTTGGCATAAAACCCACAGCGGGTGATATGTTGGGCCTATTGGATGGAATGCTCGGGCTGAGGAAGGAACTGGCTAAGTTCAGAAGTAAGCGAGGCGTCTTAATAAACGCACGCAAGACCGTTCTGAACGATCGCGGAGACAAGTTGGGAAGTACCAATTTTCTTCCTTATGCAAGGACAAATTGGACTGGGCAAGTAGCCCGCAAGGTTCACGCGTACATGGTTTATCAACCTTTGCCCATCTTAGCGATGAGTGAGATTGACATCACGTTACGCGGCCTATTAACGGTCGCAGGCGTAGAACTTAATCCCGGGATCATATGGGACGCTATTCCGTTCTCCTTCGTTGTTGATTGGTTTAGCAACGTTGGAGATTTCTTGGAACAGTATCGACATAAGGCCCTGGAACTCCCAATCAATGTACTGCTTACTTATTTGCAGTACAAAGAGCAGGTAACCGTCACGTCCTGGACAAACTTTTTCTCTGATGTTAATCAGACAGTTAAACCAGGACAGACTGCAGCCACTTGGTCGGAACAGACATTTTTTCATCGTCTGCCGATGAAGCCTGATTACGCTACTTTCGCGTCACTCAAGGCTAAGTGGCCTACAGCAAACCAAGCCCTACTCGGTGTGAGTTTGGGCGCGGTTTTGGGTGGGCACAAGGTTAATACCTTCTTTAGGGAGGTTAACTCTGTGACTGGCAAGGCATTTCGAGCATACCACTATGGTCTAGATGACATAGTGACACACTCGTTTTGACCTACCATTGGTCCATCCAGTTCACGTGCGGCTTCACGGCCGTGCTGTAAGCGGGAAATATCCGCTCAATGCCCTGTAGCTAACGCTACATTTAAAGAACCCTCTTAGAGGGGAGGAGTGCTGATGCTTGCCAATCCTATTCCACTTTCTAAGGATACCGCTACCGACGTTGATACGAACCTGTCGAACTATGTTCTAAAGTTCGCCGACGCCGATCATAGCGAGTACTCTGTTGCGGGTCTTACGCCGCCCAATGACAAGTCCATATTTGTGGGCCATACCATTGGGAAAGGTGGAGAAGCTAGACACGTCTTTCGGCTCAATCGAACCGAAGTTGACGCGCTTTTAGTGCCGGCGACGTTGAGTGTTTATATCAACATCGTCCGACCCCCCAGCGCTGCATTGACAAACGCCATCGTCAAGGAGGAAGTCAACAAGTTGGTCGACTTCTGTATTGAAGGTGGCACAAACGCCAATATCGATGCGATCCTGAACGGAGAATTCTAAGCCGTTCATTTTCCGGGGTTGTAAAGCCCGGATGGGTCAAAACGTATTGTCTATGGTCTGTGCGGATTGTAGACGGTGGGATAGTGCTTCCCTGGCAAGCGCTAGTATGACTCTGGAGGTTTTCCATGATTAATGGTGGCCTGAAAAGCCTGGCATCCTTGTGGTGCCACCTAGCGTCTCACCAACGTTATCAGCCTTATGTCGGTACGAAGGACATTAAGACTTTCCGGCAGCGGGTTGAAAAAGAGGGTCTAACCTTCTTGACCACTACGCTTCCCCGAATAGGGAAAGCCCTTGATAGCTTTTTCGCCACTGGCGACTGGACCGAGCCCGATGGATGGACGAGCGACCACAAGCTATACATTCTTGACGAATGTTGTAGCTCTAAGGCGACTTGTTCCCATACTGGTGTCGTATCCGGACTTCCCGTCTTTTTAGGGAAGGCCATCAAGAGTGCAATAGGAGGTGACTCCGTAGCCGTAGATTGTGTGCGTCAGCTAACGCTCATATTCTATAAATACGAGGTTGACTATGACGAACAGGTCGTGGAGGAATTCCTGGATCAGTTTACAAAGACTGATTCTGGTTTACCTTCTTTGGAAGTTAACGAGGGAAATAAACACTCTCTTGGGACACTTTTGAGGAACATGAAGCGTCTAATAGCCGAAGTTTTGTGTAATACAGATCCTAGGCTAATTCGCCCATGTCATGGAGGCGGTGCAACCGCTTGCCGCACGGCTAATAAGGACAAGTGGAGGAAGTTTCGTTATATTGAGAAACTAGACTCCGTCTATCCTTATGACAGTCATTTCTACTTTTCCCCTTCTCACCTTGTCGATGAGATTGATTCTTTGGAGAAAGCAGAAATAATAGTCGATCCCCACGCACGAGTATGTCTTGTGCCAAAGGATTCTCGAGGACCCCGCATAATCTCATGTGAGCCCGTTGAACATATGTATATTCAACAGGGCCTCATGGGGTTGCTATACGAGGTTATCGAAACCCATTACTTGACCTCTGGTTACGTCAATTTCAGTGACCAGTCGACTAATCGTGAGTTGGCTCGCTGGGGTAGTAAAACCGGCGAGTATGCGACAATCGATTTATCGGAAGCATCCGATAGGGTGTCCCTCAGACTTGTGGAACTTGTTTTCCCTCAAGCTTGGGTGGAGTGTTTTGCTGCATGTCGCAGCGAGACAACCGACCTTCCGAATGGAAAAGTAGTGCGACTCAACAAGTTTGCCCCAATGGGGTCGGCTTGTTGTTTCCCGGTTGAAGCGCTGGTCTTTTGGGCCTGCGCGGAGGCGAGCTGCATGGATGTACGGACCACCGGAGCTGACCGACGAAGGTCAGCCAGGACGAGTTCGAGCATCTATGTTTACGGCGATGACATCATTTGCCCGACGGAAAAATTCGATCGGGTAATAGATGGACTCGAGTCTATTGGCTTAGTTGCCAATAGGACGAAGTCTTACAGTGCCGGCCCCTTTCGCGAGTCTTGCGGGGGAGATTTCCACTTAGGTGTGGACGTTACTCCCGTGAGAGTGCGGAAAGCACTGTCGTCAAATGGAACTGGTATCCTTACAAACGCTGACTTAGCGAATCTTTTTATTGCTAAGTTTGGTGGCGATAGTATCCAAGACATTCTTCAAGGGATTGAAGATGCCGTGGGCTACCGTTACCCGAGAACGCTCCTGCCCCTACCGGGGACAGTAAGGCTAGTACCAAGCGCAAGTAATGATGTATTCTTCGCCCGAAGGTGGCACAAAGGCCACCAGAGGTTTGAATACAGAACCCTAACTCAGGCAATGGACGTCAAAACGTACCACCCCGCCGATTGGTGGGAGCTCCTTAGGAAGGAGTTGAGTAAAGGTTCACCAGGGAATAGAAAGGACAACTTGACTCTGCTACACGAAAGTGAAACAGATGAAGGGAATCCATACGAGTCGAGGGTGAAAATCCAAAACTCCAAGCTATTTCCTGGCCAGTATGTGGATCTCCATTCCACCCGTATGAAATGGAGTTGGACGTGGCTAGGTGAGCCACGAGGTGCCGGGATCGAGGCGTAACCCCGTAAGGGGTCAAGCCTCGTAATCCGTCCCGGCACTGGGGGGACTAAACGGACCGCAAGTTATACCGCGGTTGCAGTTACTCGCAGGGCATAGTCCCCCC